CAAAGTGAGGATGAGGATAAGGATAAGGGTAGGAAGGATAAGAAGGATGAACTTCCTCCTGAGTTAGAGGCGAGGTTCAGAACTGTAGATGAGCTTAAGACCTCAGTAGCTTCAATGGATGAGAAGCTTAAGGGACTAGACTCTATTACTGCTTTCTTTACTGAGATGAAGACTGAGAAAGAAAAGGAGAAAGCAGAATTAGAGAGGAAGAAAAAAGCGAAAACTCCTGAGCAGCAAGCTACGGAGGATGAAAATTTAGCTGTTTTAATCCTAGAGGATCCAAAGAAAGCTATCTCTGATATTACAGCTCCTCAGACTCAAGCACTTATGATGCTGATGGCTTCGAATAAACGCAGGGAAGTATTTGAGGATAGAGCTTCAGATTTTCCTTACTACACTGGGGAGATTAAAGCTGAGATAGATAGGATTCTCTCAGGGCAGCCTTTAGCTTTTCAAAACTCAATCGCAGGAATTGAGAATACTTACTACACTGTAGTAGGGAAGAAGCAGAAGGATATTTCGGAGAATAAGATTAAGAATAGATTCGCTCCCGCAGGTGGAAATACTAAGGGGACTGATTCTCAGGATAAAGACAACGTAACCTTTGACATTACTCCAGATATTATAAGAGCAGCAAAGCTTTCTGGGATGGAGACTGCGGATTATATGAAGCTTCTGGAGAAAGCAGCGAAGGTTGGGGAGATTGAGTATGTCTAATACTGTGATTGGAGATAAGACTGTACAAGCAGCTTCTACTAGTGCTGGAACAACTACTACGCTACCGGCACCGCCCCCCGGAAGGGGGGCCACGGGGGGTGATCAGGCGCCGCTAGGCGCCGCACACTCAACTGCATCACTTGATCCTCGTATTCTAGAACTTCTTAAAGATATTACAGATATTAAGAAGAAAATCGAAGCGAAGGAAGAATCTAAGGTTGCGTCCTCGGCTCAAGCGACAGCTCCTAAGGAAATAGACTGGTCTAAGATTACAGAAGCAGATATTGCTAATCTTAATATCCCTATCCCAGTATATGAACAAGAAACTCCTGAATTCCTTACAGTGCATCTAAAGGATCAGAATTATACTGCTAGATGGGTGCATATAATGCCAGAGAGGTTAGGAGTATGCCTTGCTACTGGGTATGAGTATGTAAAGCCTGAAGACTTAGATGAAAGATTTCCTCATCCTCTTAGCTTTGATGCTAATAATCACTATGCCCATGGGGATGTAGTATGCTTGAGGATTCATAAATCTCGTTATCTTGGGGCTATTAGGAAGAATTATCTAAAAACAATGCAAATCCACGGCAAAGCTAGAGTTCATAGCGAGCTTGGGAAGGTAATTCAAGCTGATCCTAACCTCGCTGATAGTATTCATAGAGGGGCTATGACTCTTTATGAACCTGAGGATATGAAGGGGAGAGAAATTTCAAGTGAACTCTTCTCTTCTACCCTCTAATTAAAAGCGTCTATGACGCGGAAAGGAAGTTTAAATGGCGGCGGCAAATCTAACTTATCATACTCCTATTCTTTCTATTCAGAATAGGGCAAACACAGCCCCTCTTACAGCAGCTATCCCTGAAGCTGCTACGCAGAGTTTTAAAAATGGCTCTCTTATTACAGCGAACGCTGGTGGGTTCGCTGCAATTTGGCCGAATACTAATTGGACTAATACTATTCTTGGTGTTTCTGAATCCTTTGGGTTGAATCTAGCCTCAAATGGACTCGGCGCTCCTGGAATGCCTTTTGGTCCTATTGGTGGAACTGGAGCGATTCAAACCTATGGATATGTACTGAATGAGCCAAATGCAGTTAATATCGCACTTGGAACTCCTATTTCAGACGGCCGGACTTTGTATGTAGAGGCTAATCTAGATAACGTATTTGAAGCTATCTTTGATAACTCTACTGGAACAGTAGCAGCTAACTATACTCCTACCCAGGCAATGCTTAATACTACTGCTGGACAATTTGGCATGACTCTTGATGCTAATGGCTTCTGGTATGTAGACGGTGGAGTTACTGGAGCACATGCTGTGGTTCAGGTTATTGGAGTTAATCCTGTAGATGGATTTATCGTCAATGCTCGCGTAAGGTTTAAGTTCCTTCCAACCGCAATTCAAGTTGAATATTAAGAAAGGAGGACAAAAAGAATGGCACAGGTTAGGGCAAAATTTCCGCAACTTATGGTTCTGGGGCAGTCAAAGATTTACTTTGATGCGTTGGAGTTTCAACTTAAGCAAAGCGACTATCCTAAGGTTTTCCATGAAAAAACCTCTGATAATGAATTTGAGCAGGAAATGGAAATGGCTGGGCTCTCAGTGCTTCAAGAGAAGCCAGAGAATGCTCCTTCTGCTTATAATGAAATGATTCAGGGTGGAACGAAGCGTTATATTCATCTTACTTATTCACTTGCTATGAGAACAAGTAAGGAATTGATGGATGATGATAAATATGGACTAGTTAAAAAAGGACCAGTCCTCCTTGCACGTTCCGCAGCATTTACGCAGGAACTTATTGCTTGGTATACCTTTAATAATGGGTTTACTACAAATGTTCAAACTATAGATGGGAACCCTCTCTTCTATAGCCAGCATCCTCTTCTTGGTGGGGCTCCTGCTACTAATCTAGCTCCTGGTTCTGCTAATGTTATCTATGCTGCTGGTACTTGGCCTAATAGGCCAAGTACTGATATTGATTTTAGCGTAGCTGGTCTTCAGCTCGCTACGAATCATGCGGCTAGGATGGTAGATAATCAGGGATTTCCAATTAGACTGAGATGGAAATATGTAATTACTGCTCCTGAACTTCGTTTCTTGGTTAGAGAAGTTCTAGGAAGCAGTGGAAAGCCTTATACTTCGGATAATACAATCAACTCTCTCCTTCCTGAAGACTATAAGCATATGGAAGTTCCGTGGCTTAATGCTGCGGCTTCTTGGTACATGGCTGCGGAGAAGGAAGATCAAACCCTTACTGTTTATCACCGTGAGCGTCCAAAGACTACATTTGATGATGACTTTGACTCGGATGCTCTGAAACAGAAGATTCGTCTGAGGATGAGTGCAGGTGCTACACGGTGGCAGGGAGTTTGGGGAACTCAGGGACCTTAGTATTAAGTCTCTGAACTGGAGTAAGTTCTATGTGTGAAGAGCTTCGACATACACATCTAACCGGCCCTTGGTACTACTGTGGCGTTTGTTATGAGAAGACTAAAATAGCAGACGCCACATGGCAAAGAGGAGTTCTTAAATGCCCTACATGCGTTGATAAGATGCTTTTAGGGGATTTAGAAGTTCGAATTGCTGTAGTTCTAGAAGATGGAAAAGAAGAACTTGCTCCAGTTGAGAAACTCAGGGAACCATTGATGTATACTGAAGTAGAGGATATTACTCTTTAGCGGCTGCGCCGCAGGAAGGATTAAGAGAATGGGTTTTACAGATCAAAAATGGGAACAAGGAACTCCACAAACTGATCTACACCTTGCTATTGGAACAGATGAGTTTGTGGATTTTGCAGCAGTTTCTACTCTCCCTGCTGCTCCTGCTGCGGGTTTGCTTTATAAAGTAGTTCCTACTACAGCAGCAGCGAAATTCTTTCATACCCCAGAGGCTCCAATGTATAGGAGTGGAGTTTATGGAACAGATCAAGAACAATTTGGAACTGCGGGAGGAACTTCGGGGCCTTCTACAGTTGCAAATACTTCAGGCCCTCTAGCTCTCGCACCTGGGATTCCTCCTATTACAGCAGCTAATCTAGCTACAGTAGGTGGAACGATTGGAGGTTCAGGGATTCTACATGGGCCTATTCCAAAGGGAATTCAGATTAATTCGATTGATGTAATCTATCAAGTCCTAGCAGTTAATGCCTCTGCTGCTACGATTGGGCTTACAAGAACATTCTTTCAAAATGGAGTAGCGCCGGTAGTTACTAATATCATTGCACTTGGAACTAATGGATTAGTGCTTACTATCGGAGCACAGGTTCAAGTTATTAATGTTCCAGTTACTTCTCCAGCTATGATCGTTCCAGCACAGAATGGGGATACTATAATTATTCTGAATGTTAACTTCACTGCTGGTGCTGGTGGAACGGTTAATTTCTATGGTTGTGTATTGAACTGCTCTTATAATCTTAATTAATTACTCCTGTGAAAAAAGAAAGGAGGTTCCTAGATGGCTAATGATTTCACAGGAAGAATTTGGAAAATTACTGCACCTGGAGCTTCAGGGTATAATGCGAATGTTAAGATCAAGGGTGGAAACTGGAGTGGTATGAGTGCAGGTGGGCAGACTTTTCAGATTATTGATGAGGCTGGTAGGACTTATACTTTTTACTCAACTGCTGCGAATGTAGCTATTCCTATTTATGAATTGGGATGGCTTTCTGGGCCTGTTACATTTGCTGGAACATTTACTGGAGAAGTTGATTTATTCCTTGGTACTAAGTAATGGAGCTTTAAGATGGGGCATATTAAGACAACTCCACAAGAAGATCAACTTGGTCGTCCCTCAGGGATTGAACTTCTTGAAATTACCTATGGAGGAAAAGAATCTCCCTTTGGAGGCTTGGATACTTCTGAGCCTCCTGCTTATATTGCGCCTAATTGTTTTACTTCAGCAGATGGATTTATCATAGTTGATGGTAAATTATGTGTAGCTTCATTACAGCAACTAGGGATTAGA